TACGATACGGCAAGGGCAAATTGTCAGGCTGCATTCGATGCACTTGGTGAGGTGGATGCGGAAACGCTGAGTAGCACATTCTACGAAACGGTTGAGCCGACAAGCCCATTCTTGCTTCAGGTGGATCAGACTGGCCGAGCGGTCTATGCACTGAACGCCCAGATCATCAAGGAGCCATCGTGAGTAATTGCCCAAAGTGCGGAGCGGGGAAGGAAAAGCAATTGACGCATGAAGGATTCGGGGGCAAAGCCATCGTGTTGTGTAAAGCGTGTGGTGCAGAGAGAGAGGCGACATGAAGCGGTTAAAGGCGGTAGTGGGGCTGGAGTATCCTGATGCGAAAAGCCAAGCCGCCATTAAGAGTGCTGGTGGAATGTCGAAGTTGACTGAGGCGCAACGAGCAAAGCTAAAAACGAAAAAAGTGAAGGCGGGAGGGTTCTGCGATGACGTCCCGCCGTCTTCGTTAAAGGTGCTATTGAAACAAGGGTCGGTTGTGGAGGTCGGTGCGTCTAAAGAGGAAGATGAGATGGCGTGGAGTTCTCCTAAGCCCAAGCGTCCAGCGACTCGCAAAAAATAGGGGTGATGTAAATGGCGAAGTATGGGCCAAGCTCAGTCGGATATTTTCTCGTTGGTGGCCGTTCACTTGCTGGCGTGATGACGAATGTTACCTATAAAACACTGACCAGTACTGAAGAGACGACGGCGCTAGGAGATTCATGGAAAGAGCAGACGCCGATGGGGGTGCTGTCTGCTGAGTTGTCGCAGAGTGGATGGTTTGATGACGCGACGAATAGTTCCGTTGATGCGTTTGTGGGTAAAGAGACTACGAGCCAAGTGGTCACGTTAGCTCCTGCCGGAAGCACGGCTGGCAGTAAGGCGACTGGGTTCGCTGGGGCATTCGGTGCTGAAGTGACGAGGGTTATTGAGAAGGAAGGGTTGCACAAGCTGGACGTGACATACACGGCGTCTGGAGAAATTGAGGACGGCAAGATTCTAGAGGCTCTTGCGGCTCGGACGGCAACTGGCAATTCGGCTTCGTTGGATAACTCGGCTAGCTCTGCAAGTGGCGCAGGTCTGTATTTGCAGGTCACTGCGGCCAGTGGGTCAAGCCCGACGCTCGATATTGTGGTGCAGCATAGTGCGGACGATTCCACCTTTACGACATTGGCGACGTTTACACAGGCCACGGCTATTGGAGCAGAACGAAAGACGGCCAGTGGGACGGTGAATAGGTATCTACGTGTTGCTGCCACGGTTGGAGGGTCGAGTCCGAGTTTTACTTATACGGTCGCTGTCGCTAGAGGGTAATTCATCATTAGGCATGGGGGGATGTTGTGGCTAAATACGGACCAAGTAGTGTAACGGTAACGATTGACGATTCTGGCGGGACGGCAAGGGATTTGTCCCAATACATCATCTCTCTTGGCGGGATCAAGATTAACGCCGGAATGGTGGAGTCCACTGGATTCGGTGATTCGTGGAAAGAACATCTTGCGACGGGTATGCGGTCGACGGATGATATCACCATCGAAGCCTGGTATGACGATACGGCCAACACGACTGATGCTGTGCTTGGTGATGTGGCTCAAGGGCCAGCCGACCAGCAGAAGACGATGGTCGTGACGTATGGAGCATCAAAGACCACAACGACTGAGGGTTGGATTGTGGACTACGAGCGTGTGTTGGATAAGGAAAGTTTGCACATTGTTCGTGCGACCTTCCGGCCAAGTGGCGCAGCCACCGAAGCCTAGTCTGTTGGTGTTTTGGGGAGGGCTGTTGCGACACTGGCGGGTCGTAATGGCTCCTCCTCCACCCTGGTGTGTTATTTCGGACATGAGCAATGAAAACCCATGCCTTCTGGAAAAGACGGAATAGAAGTCGATTTCGGAACAGGCAAGAAGAACCTCCTAACAAATCTCCGCGCCATTGGTGAGGTCGTAGACAAGCGGTCGGCCTCAATCCTCAACACCATCGCACAACCACGGGCGACCAAGATGAAGCAGCGGACTCCGGTGATGACCGGTGATCTGCGTGCGAGTATCCATGTCACGAAACCAAAGGTGACGAGGAAGGGCGCAGAGGTTCGCTGGGCGGCTGGTGGCGCAGCGATGGGATATGCGGTTGTTGTGCATGAGGACATGTCGATGAGCCATAGTGGCGAGGGCGTATACTACCCTTCACCGGGAGTAAAGCGGAGCTATACGAAACGGGGGCAGGCGAAGTTTCTCACATCAGTCGTGAACGAAGACGCGAAGAAGATGCGAGACGAAATCGCTGAAGAGTTCGACAAGGTATTCAAGACGTTTGATAACCCAGGATAAGGAGGGGCAGTGCTTGTTAGCAAGATAGTGGAGAAGGTAGACATTCCGCATGAGGATGGCGAGTGGGTTGAGTTGCGCCAATTGTCGTGGACAGCGATGGACGAGGCGGTTGATGCCAAGCAGGAGCGTGACGTTGGTCAGGTGAAGCGCATGGGAGGAGATGTGTTTGAAGCCATCATGCGGTCTGCGAAACCCAAGGAAGACAAAGACGAGGAGAAGCCCAAGGGACGAACGGGATATGAAGCCTACGATCCGGAAACGCTGATCAGGAAATCTGTCGTGGCGTGGAGCTACGAAGGCAAGGTGACGTTGGACAAGATTCGGGACTTGGATTCCAAGACTGCCGACTGGCTAGCGCGTGAAGTGTACGAACGGAACAAGCCTCCGACAGAGGACGAGTCAAAAAACGATTGATCGCTCTTCACCGTTCGCTGAACGGAATGGAGGGCGCAAGTCCACCGGAAAGCTGGATCGTTTCAAGGATATGTGAGGAGTTTCATTGTTTGCCGAGTGAGGCGATTCGGGAACTGGACAAGGACTACAGGAGGATGGTCTTTGAGATTCTAAAGATGCGGGTGTATGCAGCAGCCAAGCACCGATTCGACAACATGAAGAAGGGAGACAACTTGGACGATGTGCCGATGATTGAAGAGGTCATCAAGAACGAAGTGGCAATCGTCAAGGGAGAGTAAACGTCATGGCGGTTACGGCTGGAACCATAGAGGCGGTCTTTCGACTACGCGACCAGTTCAGTGCTGGCATGGCGAAGGCGGTGAAGAATGCCCAGAGCGCCAGCCAGCAGATCGGTGCGGCGAGCAAGCAAGTTCGTAATACCGGTGCGAAGCTGACGGCTGGCATTACCTTGCCGATGCTCGGTGCGGCGACGGCTGCGCTGAAGTTCTCGACCGATCTGAATGAGTCTATGGCAAACGTCGCAACCCTGATTCCTGGGAACGTGTCTCGGGTTGAAGAGCTAAAGGTTGCCGTTCAGGATATGGCAATTGCGACCGGAAAAAGCACGACCGATATTTCAGAGGGGCTGTATCAGGTTGTATCGGCGTTCGGGGATGGTGCAGACACCGCGTCGATTCTCAAGACCAATGTTGAGGCGGCTGCGGCTGGGATGGCGACAACCTCTGACGCCATTGCTCTGACCAGCGCTGTTACGAAAGCCTACGGAACCACGACAGCGGAAGGTGTCAGGCAAGCCGCCGACTTAGCGTTCACGACGGTCAAATTAGGACAGACGAGCTTTCCAGAATTAGCCGATGCTATCGGCAAGGTAGCCGTAAGCTCGTCTGGGTTGAACATCACGCAGCAGGAACTGAATGCGGTGTTCGCTACGATGACTGGTGTAACTGGTGGGGCGGCAGTAGTTTCGACGCAATTCCGTGGGGCATTGGTTGGGCTGAAGAAGCCGTCCGAAGAGATGGTTGGAGCATTGAACTCGATTGGATTTGAGACGGGAGAGGCGGCGATTGCGAGTCTTGGATTCCAGGGAACACTGACCGCATTGGCAGGAACGACTGGCGGAAATGTTGGCGAGATGGCGAAGTTGTTTGAGTCAACGGAATCCTGGGATTTCATCGCTGGTATTGCTGGCGTTCAGGCCGAGAAGTTTACGAGCAACCTCGACGCGATGGAGGGCAGCACCGGCACACTCAGCGAGGCGTTAAACGAGCAGCAGAATGGCATCAATGCGGCTGGGTTTGCCTGGGAAAGACTGAAGCAGCAGTTCGTAGTCACGGCGCAGCAGATTGGCGACAAGTTGGCTCCGTCATTCCAAGACCTGCTGGCAGTTGTCAACGAGAAGGTTGTGCCAGCGGTGAAGAAGTTGGTGGATTGGTTCGTCCAGTTGACGCCAGCGGAGCAGAAGGCGAAGTTGATGGTGGCCGCGCTTGTTGCGCTCACCCCTGTCCTGATTCTGATGGTCGGGCAACTGGGGTTGGCGGTTACGGCGATGGCTGGGTTTGCATCGAAGATTGGACTGACCACAGCGGCAACGTGGTTATACAACACAGCGGTCAAGGCATTAAAGCTGACGCATGGCGGAATGAAGGCCATCTTAGTTAAGTTTGTGGGGATGCTTGGATTGACGACGGTTGCAGAGGGCGGAGCGACAGTGGCAACTGGTTTGCTATCGGCGGCGTTCCTGTCACTGTGGGCAGCGACTGGTGTTGGACTGGTTATTATTGCGGCGATTGCTGCGGCGATGGCGATCTGGAAGTTTCGAGACAAGATTGCCGAAGTGCTTGGGTTGAAGAATGCGTTTATTCGACTCAAGGGAATGCTTGGGTTTTTGACCGAGGAGGAGGTCAAGGCGGCGATTGCTGCGAATGCGCTCGGTGATGAGATCGAGGATATGACGCCGAGTGCCGATGAGTTGCGTAAGGCGTTGAGCGAGAACGGTCTCACTGGCACGGTTGAAGATTTGCAAACAGCAATGGCAAATCTGTCCGGTGTGGCTGGGGCGTTGAGTGAAGACGAAATGCGGAGTATTGCGGAACGGGCGATTGAGTTGCGGAATGCGAACCAGCAACTCACGCCAGAGTTACAGAGAATCGTTGAGTGGTTTGAAAAGCAACAGGAAGCCGCAGGAAAGGCGGCACAAAAGTTGGCCGAGGAAACAGCGGCGGCAGAACAGGTACGGCTTGAGTCACTAAGGGTTGCAGAGGCACTAGCCGCACAGGAAGAAGCGCAGCAGGAGTTGATTGAGAAGACCGAGGAGCTTCGCTCGGAGTTGTCTGGAGATGGACTGGCCGGTGAGCTTGCCATGCTGCAAAGTGCATGGGACGACCTGACGCCAGCGCAGCAAGAGAATCAATATGTGATGGAGCGCGTGGCTGCGAGGGCTGAAGCCTTGGCATCGAAGGGCGCTGTGCTTGATGATGGGCTTCGCCAGGTTGTGGAATCGGTCAAGGCGACATCTGACGAATCAGAGAACATGGCTACGAAATTGTCCGAGGCCGAGAAGTCTGCCGAAGACCTTAATAAGCGGATGTTGGAGACGGCGAACCGAGCGCAGAAATTGTCGGATGTGTTTAGTGGCAAGAATCTCCGCAAAGAGGTCAACGCCCTTGAGATGGCTTTGGGCAATTTGATCTTCATGGAAGAAGATTCAGCGGAGGCGTTACTGCGAGTGGGTGAGGCCGCAGAGAATCTACGAGAAGGAGGCGCAAGGCTCAGTCCAAGGATGGCGCAACTTGCTGATGATTTTGTGGCTGTGCAGAGCGCGGCCAATGATTTTGTCGGGCCACCGGAGCAAGCGATAAAAAGCACTACGGAAGCAATTGATCTGGGCAAGGAACTGGCTGATGTCTGGGAAGGTATCCCTGATCTGATTGTTGGCGCTCTCAAGGGCGGCGGCGATGCGTTCAAGGCTCTCGGCGCTCAGTTCGGCGGGGTGTTCGGGAACTTTTTCGGAGATAAGGTGGAGGGGTTTATCAGCAGCAAGTTGGGCGACAAACTGGGTGGCGCTATCGGAGGTCTTTTTGGCCCACTGGGTTCAATGGCCGGATCGCTACTTGGCAAGGGGATTGGCAAAGCAGTTGGAAAAATTGGTGGATGGTTCAAGGGGCTGTTTGGTGGAGGGGTGATTAAAGACATACAGGAAACCGCCGAGAATATGTGGGATATCTCGCTGACGAAAACTGCGGCTAGGGCTGCTGAAGAAGCGACCAAGATCACGGGTGATGCGTTCACCGGTATGCTGCTCTCGCTTGGCGCTATCATCGAGGAATCCGGCGGTGTGATGGCTATTGGATTTGGCAAAGTGTCTGCTGCTGCACGGGACATGTTCTCTGCTATTGATATAGGCAAGTTGGATGCGGATCAAGCCTTGTCTGGATTGTTGCCAGTGCTGGAGCAAATGGCTGTTGAGTTTGAGAATGCTGATGCGGCTGGACAGGCAGCATTCCTAGAATTGATTACGCTGGCCCAGCAGTTCGGGCTTGATATGGATGCCATTGTCCAAGTAGTTGGGCAGGATTTAGTCGATCAAGCGTTGGGGACTGATTTGCCTGGGGTGCTTGCCGGAATCAAGGAGGGGCTTGGAGAGGTCACGGCAGATGGGTTGAGTCCAATGCTTGACCAGCTTCTCAACTTGGGAGTCATCACGGAAGCACAGAAACAGAATTTTTCGGAGATGGCTGGGCAAGCGGTGTTCGATACACAAGCAGCGGAAGCCGCAGCTGGAAGATGGGGCATCGCGCTTTCGGACTTGGGACCGAAGTTCCAAAACGCCAAACTTGGGGAACGGGCGCAACAGGTTGCCGACGATTTTGCCATCCTCGCCGCGAGCGGGATGCCGGTTGAAGACATTATCTTGGCGCAAGGGGATGCCATCCACGCATTGGTCCGAGATTCGCGCTGGGCTGGTGCAGAAATTCCAGACTCAATGCGGCCCGTGATTGAGGCGATGATTGAGCAGGGAAGCCTGACGGACGAGAATGGTCAGAAAATAACCGACATGGCTCAACTCGATTTCGCCAAGCCGATGGAAGAAAAATTGGCAGAGGTGATGGCATCACTGGGGGCATTGATCCAGAAATTTATCGACGCATTGGCTCCAATAGGTAACGTCTCAACCGCTGTGGCAAACATACCTGACGCAACCGTTAATGTTGGATTCAATGTTTCTCCCGTTCCGAGTATCCATATCCCTGATGTAAGGGTTGGTGTTGGATTTGATGTTGGGGACATGCCCCAAGGAATGGAAAGTTTTCAGCACGGGACTGGCGGTCGATTTGTTGATTTCGGCGCAGGAACGCCAGCGATGTTGCATGGCATGGAACGGATTACTCCTATTAGTGAGACTGGAAGAGAGGGCGACGGGATGGCGAACGTCGAGAGAAGGTTGGGTCGTATCGAGACATTGCTGAAAGATCAACCCCGTGCATTCGGCTTGGCGATTTCCGATAGCCTGACGTTGATTAACTGAGATGGGCGCTGCACTAGAAATCAAGGTTGAGTGTGAAACAGCCACGGATGTGTGGACGGACCTGACTCCGGATGTCATGGTGTCGGCTGGGCTGTCTATTTCGTATGGCATCTCTGGCGACAAGCCCATGGATGTTGTGGCTGGAACGGGCGAATGCTCGTTTACGCTCAACGGTCTCAAGTATTCGTTCCACCATGCGGATGCTCTATCGGGATTTGTGTTCGGTGCTGGGATTCGGGTGACGATGTACCGGACGAGTGATGCGGCTCAAAGTGTTTCGTCTATTACCAGATCAAGCAGTACCGCCACAGTCACCACTGCTGCCAGCCACGGCTACTCGACAGGGGATTGGATTACGACGGCTGGGTGTACTGGCGCGACCACCGGATACAACGGCACGTTCCAGATCACGAAGACGGCAGCAACCACGTACACGTATAGCGTGGGGTCACTCACTCCAGATACTCCAGCCGCCGGAACGGTTACAGCCAGATTAGGTTATGTCAAGCACTGGGGGAAGCTCCGTGCTGCGAATCCAAACCCTGGCACCTATCGAGAGCATTTTGTCCGGGTGGTAAGTTACGACCGGATGAGGGAGTTAGCAGAGACAAAGGTACGGGCGATTGATGTAGCGGTAAACCAAAACGAATCGCAGTTGCTCACGCTTGTGCTTGATTCCTTGCCAGTGGTGTCGCAGCCGCTTCGTCGTGATTTTGATGCTGGGGTTGATACGTTCCCGTATGCGTTTAACGAGTTGGGAACTGGAACCCCGGCCTTGACGGTGTGCAAGCACATTGCGGTGTCGACTTATGGGTCGATTTTTATGCGAGGCGATGGAACGCTTGTGCTACAGAGTCGGAACACGAGAGGAACAGGCTCGTCGCAGTTCCACTTCGATGAAACGATGTCGGATTTGACGACGAATGCGAGTGTTGATGAGTTAGTGAATAACGTGCGGACGACGATCAGTCCGAGAACGATTGATGCGTCTGCCACGACGGTGATTGCCTCAACGACCGGAACACCGTTGTCGGTAGGGGCTGGCGAGACGCTGACGGTATATTTGGAATACCGAGATCCAGATGATACGCAGACCCTGATAGGAGGAACGGCGGTTGTAAACGCGACGGCGACCACGGACTATCTTGGGAATGCGGCGGTGGATGGGAGTGGGTCGAATCTTACGTCAGACCTGACCATTACCACGACGGCTTACGCATCCACGGCGAAGCTCGCTATTCAGAACACCGGGGCGGCGACGGTGTATCTGGTGAATGGTTCAGGGGTGGCGTTTCTCCAGTTACGTGGAAAGGGGATCTATCAGACAGCGCAGCAGAGTTTCGAGGCGGTGTCTTCTCAGCCATACGGTGACAAGATGCTGACGATTGATTTGGTGTATCAGAGCAATCCAGAGAACGCGCAAGGCTACGCCCTGACGGTTGAGGATGGCTTTAATGATGCAGCGGCCACGCAGTTAGATTCGATCATGTTCCACGGAAATAATAGCGATGATTTGCTACAGCAAGCACTGGCAAGAGAACCTGGGGATCTGGTTGATGTGTCAGAGGCGACGGTTGGCGCTGATCAGATTCAGATGCTGATCCAGTCAATCAAGATCGACGTGTCTGAAGGCCCGTGGATTACCTGCTCGTTGGGGTTGGCTCCTGGGTCTGCGTATGCAATGTGGCTGTTGGGAACAGACGGCAGAACCGAGTTGGGTGAGACGACCGTGCTCGGGTGGTAGGAGGAACGGATGGCGTGGACAACACCGAAATCGTGGACAACCGGCTATAAAGTTTTAGCCTCGGATATGAATACCTTTCTGTCCGACAATGACTCGGCTCTACGGGCTGGAGGCATCGCCATCGCGAGCCAAGCGGCCAATGATGTGCTCTTTGCGTCTAGCAGTACGCAACTCGCCAGATCATCTGGTCTGTCGTTTAATGACAGCACCGATGCGCTGACGGTGGGTGGGTATCTCGTCACTAATTCGGTTGGTGTCGCTGCAAGTGACTGGGTGAGGTTTAAGCTCGATGGCGCATTTACGTCTGGCGGTGCTAGCACGGCGATGATCGGGACGTACATGAACGGGGCGCTGACCGGACACAGCGCGGATTCGGATGCGCTTGTTGGCACCAAGCTGAACAACTCGATTGTGACGGCTGGCAACTGCACGACCATCGCGCAACTCTGGGTGAGCGAACCACAAATCACGGTCGGTGCTGGTGCAGTCACGACGAGTGCCAGCCTGTATATCGAGGCCGCCGCTAGCGAGGCATCCTCGAACTATGCCCTGCTCATCGCATCTGGTGCAAGTAAACTGGCTTCGCTTGAAGCCACGCAAGTCGACATTCTGGGTGAAGGCGATTTACGGTTACAGGACAATAGTGGTGGACAGTATGTTGGTCTGGATGCCCCAGCCACGGTCAGTGGCTCGTATACCCTGACGCTTCCTGCGGCCATTGGCTCGGTGGATCAGGCGCTCACGATCAATAACGTCGACGGCACGCTGCAATGGGCAACGATTTCGGCGGATGTGGCTGGCAGCGATACGCAGGTCCAGTTCAATAATAGCGGTAGCTTAGGTGCAAGCTCGAACCTTACGTGGGATGGTTCTACGTTAGCGGTAACGGGCAGCATCACTGCTACGGCGGGAGTGACTGGTGTGATAAAGTCGATTCAACGGGGGACGATAAGCATCTCAGGAACCGCAGCTTCGGGAACTGCTACCATCACGGCTGTGACGATGGCAAAGGCTGTAGTCCTGTTCAAGGGTTCCAAGGCAGCTATCAGCGGGCAGGGTCACTATATCGAACCGTGGATGATAGAGCTTACGAACACGACTACCGTGACGGTTGAGAGAACTACCAGTGCGTACTCTGGAAACTCGGAGATCCCGTACGAAGTGCTTGAATTCAACTAGGAGTAGCAATGTCGGATAGAACGTTCCTGCAACTGCGTGATGATGGTACGGTGAGCTCCGTGCTGCACAGCGACCAGCTTCCGGGTAGTGACGGCGCTACTCTTCCCGCAGGACACGTGGAGGTTACTAACGAACCCGAGGTTAGTGACTCGACATGGTTCAGACGGAGGCACGTCAACGGGGCGTTCGAAGACCTTCCTCCTGTAGGGCCTCCAGACTTCCCGGATTGGGAGAGTCGAATCTCGGCATTGGAAGAAGCAGTAGCTAACCTGAGCGCTTAATGGCTAATCGTCCACAGCATCGTGTCTGGCAAGAGATCCAGCCCATAGCAGGGATCCATCTAGACGTTCCGGCGGATGCAATTCCGGAGGGTGGCAGCCCGGACATGAACAATTGTTTCATAGACGGGAACACGTTGGCTAAGCGTCCGGGCTACGCTCAGTTCGGAGCTAGTGCCGTCCACGCAACAGAACGCGTTACGGGCGTCTTTAGCGTCCAGGCTGAAGACGACACGACTCACCTCTTCGCGACGAGCAGGTTTTCAGCACCAACGAAACGGGATGGTTCCATGTAAGAGGAAGTGTTAGCGGCAGCACCCTGACCATCGACTGCGAAGAATCGGATTGCACCGACACAGTGTCGTGGATGGTCGTGGCGTGCCGACAAGACCAGCACATGCTGGACGACGGCACGGTATGGACAGACGATCAAGGATATCCAATAATCGAACCGCTGAAGGTAGCACCAGAAACCGACCCAAGCGTCGAGGAGGAAATCCTTGTAGTTGATCCGTACGCAGACGTAGACCCAGACCCAGACACAGACACAATGGACACACCGGACCCCGGTCCAGAACCGCTTCCACAACCAGACCCAGATGAGGATGAGGAGAATGAATGAGTGAACCATTAAAAATTGAATTGCCCGATGTGTCCAGTGATGATCTGCTTCGCATCATTGGCGACAAAGACGTGCAAATTTTACGCCTCACCGCAGCACTCCAGCGGGAGATGCAGAAAGCACGGGAGGTGACAACGGAGGAATAACTTATGCGGCTGGCATTGATTAGTTGTGGACTGATGGCATGGATGGCGTGGCCGACTACATTGGCACAGGAACGAGTCCCGATTTTGCGGTGTTTTCATAACGGCGAAGTGGTAGCGGAGGCTCCGATTCCTGCGCCACCTGACTTTCGGGTGAAGATGTCGGCTGGATCAGTGACAAGTGCGGAGTGGACACTCGACACGGGGCAGAAGGTAGTGATGGCGTCCACGACGCCGTGTATATATCTAGTGACCCAGCCACGTCCTGATGAACGAGGGGCAGATTAGTGGATCAGTTTTTGGACGGGTCGATGGGTGACATTCTTGCCCACCTCGGGGTTGGTGGGGTTTTAGCAGCCATCGTATTTTATTACGCACGGATGGATGCGATTAGGCACAAAGCAGAATGGGCGATTGCGTCGAAGCAAGCCGATGAGAGAAACGATAAGCTGATGCAAATTATCGCGCAAAATTCTGAGGCGATTACTCGCAACACGGCTGTGACAGGCCAGACAGAATTAGCGTTACGTGAACTTCGCGCCGAAGTGACGAGGTCTGCGAATGTTCGCCATAAGGAGAAACCGTGAAGAGGTGGTCGATAGTGTTGTGTGTGGCGTTGGCATCTTGCTCGACTCGGGTCGGGTTTGAACCGCCGCCTGTCGAGCGAGAGCCTGTGATCATTGTCGATTCGGAGCCTGAGCTTATTCCGAATGCTGACCCAGAGTTGGAGATTTCCGTCCCAGAACCAGAACCGGATGTGGCTGATACACTGGAACCAGAGCCTGAACCGGAACCGGAGCCAGTCCCAGAGTCTGAACCAGCCCCAGAACCAGAGACAGCACCGATCCCAAGGCCGTCTGGGAATGTCCGGCTGGAGGGGCGAGCGTTCGCTGATGATGATGGCGTATTTAATGCGTGGGGCGTCACGCTCATGTGGGGCATGTGGGCGGCGAAGCACGACCCTCCTATGCTGGCGGCAACGTTGGATTGGCTATCGGGATGGGGCGTTGATTATGTGCGGGTGTTGTCGATGGTGGGATCGTCTCCGTATTGGGATGGGCGTGTCATTGATCCACGATGGGATGATTACGGCGATGTGCTGAATGTGCTGCTCGATGCGTGTGCAGATAGAGGGATGAGGGCAGAGGTAACGTTGTTCGCTGATGCTCAGGTGATGATGCCGAGCCATGCTGACCGGAGAGCCTGGGTTGAGGTCATGGCTGAGCGACTAGAAGCGAAGCGTTCTGCGGTGCAGTTTGTCGAGATTGCGAACGAGTCCAATCTTAACGGTGTTGAGGATGATGACCTGAGAGAACTGACATCGCTATGGAACGGGATTAGTGATATCCCAGTTGCGCCGTCGAGTCCAGATGGGGCTGGTGCTGAAGTGGCGATCAATCGGTTGTTTGAGGGTGGAGAGTTTGGGGCAGATTTGCTGACGCCGCATTTCGACCGACGGATAGATACGATTGAAGGAGCGTACAGACCGCAGCGCCAACCGTGGGAGGTTCAGTTTTACGATCACGTATTACCGTTCGTGAATAACGAACCAATCGGCCCAGGGTCAAGCGGTCAAACAGAATCCGATCCTGCGCGTCTGGCGATTGGTCTCGCATCGACGTTTATTGCTGGAGGGGCTGGGTATGTCTTGCATACCGATGCCGGAGTTCGCGGGTTCTCGGATTATTGGAATGTAGCCACCGATCCAATTATGACGGCGTTACGGGCGACGATGCATCTCCTGCCAGATGGGATTGCCAATGCGGAGCGGTGCAATCACCACTGGCCGTGTCATCCGTATGCAACCGATGAGCAGATTTGGCCGGACACGCATGAGACTGGCGTGGTGAGGGCGTTCGCCGCCAACGTGGGGAATATGTCTTACGTGGCTGTCATGGGGATGCGGGACTCATATAAGGTCAGAGCGAAGTGGCCGATGTCGGTCGAGGTGTTCGATGTCAGGACTGGCGAGAGGATGGAAGTGGTTGAGTTGGCAGAGGGACAGGATTGGACGTTTCGTGAAAACGGCACCAGGGATTATCTGCATCGTATTACCCGCCGATAACCAATGGCTAACGTCACACAAATTGTAAAGAATGTATTGCAGCGAGAGGGCTGGCCTGAGTATACGGATCATCTCCATGATCGTGGAGGGCCGACAAAGGGCGGCATTACTCTTAAGACTCTAGAATCGTGGCGTCGGAGTCGTTGTCGGGTGGAAGAGCTGAAAGACCTGACCGAAGACGAGGCGATTGCTATTTACCGGCGTCGTTACGTCGAGATGAATGGCATCAATCGGATTGATGATCATGACCTGCTGGAGCAGACCGTTGACAATGCGGTGTTGTCTGGTCCCTATTTAGCCGTGAAAGATTTGCAGCAAGCCGTGTCGGTTGCGCGAGATGGCATTATTGGCCCAGTAACGGCGTTGGCGATAGAGGCGTGTGGTGCTGATGTGGCTGCGGTAAGGCTCTGTAAGGTGCGGAGCCTTCGATTGGCAAGACACGTTGCGAAGAACCCAGATCAGATCGTGTTTCTCGTCGGTTGGCTGAATCGGTCGTTAAGTTTCCTGCCTTAGCTACGGTGTTCCTGCCTTAGCTACGGTGATGGAATTCCATTCCATATCACGAAAACAGGAGGCGGGGAGGTAATTACCTTAAAAATTGAGGTAAGTACCTTCGCTGTGTCCTGTCATGGGCAGATGCTAGGCATCGGCCCAGTTTTCTGCCCGTCCGCTGATTAACAATTCCCGTCAACAGTGAGGGCAATTGTTGACTTTGTGGCTCTGTCTGATACAATCTGTCTATGGTTAATTTTCATTCATCCCCTGACGACGCGATTCGCGACCGAAAAGCGAATGGCGGCCAAGGCATGAAGTGGATACGGAATGAGAAACGCCTTGCGATTTATCTGCGAGACGGCATGGCGTGTTGCTGGTGTGGCGATTCGGTTGAGGATGGTGCGAAGCTCACTCTTGACCACTGCAAGCCTCACAGCAAGGGCGGCAGCAACGGGGCTGAGAATCTGGTAACAGCGTGTATGCGCTGCAACAGCAGTCGAGGCACTCGGTCGCTCGCCGCATTTGCCAAAGCCGTTGCTGGGTATCTGAATCATGGCGTTACGGCTGAGTTGATTTTGCGGCATGTCACTCGGACTCGGAAACGCACATTACGAAAAGACGAGGCGAAGGCGTTGATTGCTCGTCGTGGTGGCTTCGCAAACGCAGTTAGGGAGGGACGATGACGATAGTGTCGAAGTATTCAGGAAAGTGCAAGTTGTGCGGCGGGAGATTTGCAGAGGGTGATCGTATTGAATGGAGCAGGTCGTTGGGCGCTCGACACCTGACAGGAGATGAGTGCGAGGCGGCGAAGACTGCTCCTCCACCAGCGCCAGATGCCGTCGCCAACCTGAAGCCTATTGCGGATTTCATGCTGGCCGCAAGAGAGGACGGCGGTCTGAAGTTTCCGAAGTTGCGAGTTTTGCATACAGACGGTCGGTCGGAGTTGGTGCTAGGTGTGACTGGCCCGAAAAGCCAGGTGCCTGGTAGTGTGACGGTCAAGTTGGAGTGGGAGTATCTGGGGCTGGTTCGTCCGACTGGTGAGGCGTTTGGGAATTTCAGCGCACCGTTGGTCGACCGGCTGCTGTTAGTGGCAGAGAATCCTGCGAAGGCGGCGCAAGAGTTTGCGGCACTCAGTGGTCGGTGTTCGTTTTGCTATTCCGAAATTACCGATGAGGGCAGTGTTGAGGTTGGGTATGGCCCAATTTGTGCGAGACGATGGGGCTTGCCTCACACGCCAAAGGGTAGTCCGGCCTTGTCTGCTGGGGCGGCTCTTCGGGTTTCCATTCCTGACCAAATTGAGAGAGGGTGAGAGTGAACGATGGCTTATATAAATAAGACGCTTCGTGAGGCGATGGAATCGCTCGAAAAAGATGCCGATGGGTGGTGGCTGTATTACAAACCCGGCTGGATCGACGAATGGTCAGGCACGCACCAATCAGCCGAGGACACGAAAGAGGGCGTTATACGGATGTCGAGTCCGGTGCCATGTTACTGCACTGATCGCTGTAGAGATGCACGACGCAAGATGGATGATCCAGTTACGTTCAAGGCAGGGGTCTTGGGAGGAAGAAATGGCACACGACAATAGTTGGATGTTCTGCCCTAGCCCTTCGCTGAGTCCGCCAGACCCGCCGCCGGAATGTCCGAACGAGATAAAGGTTGACGGGGAGCCGGTTCGATGTGATTGCCAGCTTGAAGAGAACGGTGATTCGTATCGATGCCCAGAGTGTGGATGGGAACCACCTGAGCCTGATTATTCCGGTTGCTAGGTTTTCTGTCAGGAGTGATGAGCAAGTATTGACACATCAAGAGAGAGGGTTTACAATATAAACATAATCAAGAAAGGGAGTGACTAAATGGTTCATGAAACGAGAACAGCGAACACAGTGGCAGAGGGCATCGGCAATATGGTTGATGCAATGAAGCGCGATTATTGTGAGGAGCGAGATTGGCCCGAGGGTCGTGAACGATTTTGCAATGGCTTCAGCGTGAAAACTGGGAGCAAGTATGCTCGCGTTTTTTCTAATCGCAGCGTGAGCGCCTTTGTGGTTGTGGTGGACAATGACAAAAAGTTTCGCCTGGGTGACATCTTGAAGCCAGCAGGGTATTCAGCCCCAGCAAGGAATGGAGCGCGGGGCAATGTGCTGGATGGTGGATACCACATCAACTGGACGGGGCCACTGTATCTCAAATAGAAGGGGAGGACGCCAAGGAACAATGCAGCCAGCTTTCGGGCTGGCTGTTTTGCGTACTGGGTTTGCAATCAGTATTGATTTTAGATGTTGACCTTGCGTCCGGTAATTGATACTCTCTGTATGTGATTGATTTTGGTTATTCTCTGGACTACAAAGGATGGTAAGAATGACAACAACAGGACATATCCGCGCCCTTGTCGCCGAAGCCCCACATGCTGTGGGTGCTTATGTCAGTTATGGGCCTTACAGTCGTAATGCTCGCGTGCTTGCCGTGTCGCGTAAGCGAGGCAAGTTTAGCTACGACCTTGAGGTCTGCGACCCACAAGGATCGCCGATGTTTGTTTTGCGCGGGTATAAGGAGGCTTGGCTGGGAGAGGGAGGTGCTGAATGAAGTTGTTGACCAAGGCCAATCGGAGAGAGTTGCCAGCTTTGTATGCTACGGACAAGACAGGTTTTGAGCCAAAGGCGGTGGTGAAGTTTTTTGACCCTTGCGGCTCATGGTCTTGGTACGCGGCTGAGTTCGATGGGGACGACACGTTTTACGGTTTGGTGGATGGGCATTCGGTCGAGTATGGATACTTTACTTTGTCGGAGCTTGAGAGTTTTCGTGGGCCGCTTGGCATAGGGATAGAACGCGACCGGCATTTTACGCCCACGCCGCTGCATTGGTTGAGAGATTGTGCTAAAGCGAGAAGGGTTGGAGGGTGATGAGATGCGGAAGATTTTATACCTCGATATGGATGGCGTGTTGGTGGATTTCATGTCTGGAGCGAACAAGCTGTCGCCCTCGGTGCGGCGGCGATTCGCAAATCGGCTCGACAAGGTTGCTGGGGTGTTCGGACTCATGGAGCCGATGCCTGGGGCCGTTGAAGCGTTCGCGGAATTATCATCCCTCTATGATGTGTATATTCTGTCTACGCCGCCTTGGGATAATGCGTCTGGCTGGTCTGACAAATACGCATGGGTGCATTCGCATCTCGGAGAGGCGGCGCACAAACGCCTCATCCTCACACATCACAAGAATCTAAATCGTGGCGATTTTCTGGTCGATGATCGGCTGGCAAATGGGGCAGATCGTTTTGAAGGTGAGCATCTCTTGTTCGGGTCTGATGCGTATCCGGATTGGAATAGTGTGCTTGAGTACCTACGCACGAA